GCATGGCGTCTTTTATCTCATGCAGAGGGGCAGTCACTAGCGGTTGCGAGGTATCTGTGGGTCGGTCCGCTAGCTGCAATCTGCGATATTCACAGATCGGAAGAGTCGTGAGAAACGGCGGGTCACAAGAATCGTATATGTGCCTGATTGATCCATGTGCGGTAACTGAATATCCGTATGATTGCGAAACTATTTGCTATGACGAATTAGAATCCATTTACATTGCGAGCGGCAAAGATGCGATCCGTCAAAAAGGCGGTGAAATCCGTTGTGTCAGAGTCACCACTGCAACGGATGTTACTGGTTATGATCTTAACATTTCGCAGCAAGGAAAATTTACAAACGTAGAAGATAGCTGTACATTTGCTGCTAATACGGGCGACACATGGTTTGCCGAAAAGGCTGATGAAAATGCGGTTGCATGGCCAGCGCAAGGTGCAATGACTACAGACGCTTTGGGTGCAACTGTGCTAAATAGTGCATAAAAGGAAAAGGGAAAATGACACAAATCAATGATCATGTTAGCGTAAGCGCAATTCTGCAAACAGCGGTTGCGCCAGCAATGGGTTTTGGTACCACGTTGCATTTGATTGATGACGATGACATACCAATCGATCAAATGTACCGGTTGACCGATCAATCAAGTTATGCAGATGATTACGATGTCGGTTCAGATGTGTATAATTATTGCATTGCGTATTTCTCGCAAAAGCGGGTTCCTAGTCAATTAATGTTAGGGAGAGTGATCTTAGCAGATTCGAGTCCGTACTACATCATTCCGAACTACAATTCCGATTACGCAGAATGGGGGTCGATTAGCGACGGAGCAATTAAGATCGTTTCTGGTGCGAATGAAGATACATTATCAGAATTAGATTTTGATGGTTGCACTTCAATGACGCAAGTCATTATAGCCTTAAACGAAGGCCTTGGTGCATTAATTGATCCCAACATAACGGGTTTAGAAAATGCGGTATTTTCGATTGATTCGATGGGGCGGCTGATTTTGACTATGCCCAATGCTGGATCGAGCGCAGTCGCTATCTCATCGATTGAGTCTCCCGACACAGGTACGAATTTAACGGGCGAGGATTATCTTAACATCGATGACGATTGCAAATCAGTTTTGGGGCAGAACGAAGAATCACCAGTTGACGCAATTACCAGAATTAAACAATACACAACTGATTTTTACATAATCACCGAACGAGGATGTAATTCCGCGAACCAACTAATCTTGGCGCAGTGGGTTGAAACGCAAGAGCATTTGCTTTTTCTGGTGACAACAGATGATGATGCTTATGATGCGACAAAAGGAACAGATATTGGGTACTTGGTGAAAGAGCTTTCGCTAAAAAGAACAACTGTCATATATACCGATGATTCAGATGAGTATCCTGATTCAGCGGTAATCGGTTGTGTCATTCCCGCCGATGAAGGATCAACTTCGTTTGCATATGAAGTATTGGCGCAAATCACAGAATCGATGGAATCAGGAGGGACGGTAAAATTATCATTGACTGATAAAACAGCATTGGAGGACAAAGGATATTGCTACATCGAAACTATTGGCGATAACACATATCTATATGACGGTATCACATGCGGCGGTGAAGAAATTAGAATCATGCTTGGCCGCGACTGGTTTGTTGCTCGAATTCGAGAATTGATTTTTACGTCAATGCTAAATGAGCCGCTTCATGCATTTGACGCGGACACTTTTGCGATTGTTGAATGCGCTATTCGCACAATTGGGGATGAGGCGATTGCAAGGAAAATCATCGTCAACACACAAGCAAGACCATTCACTGTTACGATGCCAGATCCCGATGACATTTCCACTGCTACTAGAGCATCACATGAGTTTGATGAAACCGATATTTTCGAGGCTTACCTAAACAGTGCAGTCAATGACTATTCAATTACAGGAACGTGGAGTATCTAATGGCAAACTATGCACAATATGACCCAAGTAAAGTATCTGTTATCCTTGGAGTTGCCCCCGTTAGAGGCTTTGCCGATGGTGAAATGGTAACAGTCGAATACAGCGAAGACAAGCGATCTGTTCATATTGGGACAGATGGAAGGGGAAGGCACATAAAATCAAAAAACAGGAGCGGGACGGTAACTGTGAGACTAGCAGATTATAGCCCTTCCAATGCCACTATTACAACCTTAGATCTAGTTGATGAACCTTTTCCGATCACGATTATTGATAAGCGCTCCAATGGTGATTTGTTTTTCGCATCTAGTTGCGCGCTGAAAAAGATTCCTAATCTCGCGAAAGGGGATTCACCAGCAATGAATGAATATGTGTTCAATTTTGTATCGGGCACGGTAACGCACATGGGGGCTAAGGAAGCATGAACGATTTAAATCAGATTGAGTTTTCGTATAAGAATCTTGAAGGCGTTGTAAGAAAGTGCATTGTAACGCCATTGCGGCGAAAAGAGGCAATGCGGATTTTTCATGAAGTGTTGCTTGTAGTGTTGACTGCAATTGATACAGATAAAGGATTAGATCTCAGTAAGGCAATTAGAGAGTTATCTTTTTCCAAGATCGAAATGCTTGCAGATTCAATGCTCAAATTTGCGATGATTGACGGCCAAGAAATCAAATCATTTGATGATACAGATTTCTTCGAGAAATATCCAGAAGAATTATATCTCGTTTTAGTGTATGCGATTAAGGAGAATTTCCCCGATTTTTTTACTCGAATAAAAAAGGTCATGGGAAAAGGTTTACCGGATATGTCACAAATTCTCAAATAAAGTTGCCCAGCAATTCATTGGAGAATTGGAAAATCGAAAACTATCAAGTTGCAAGGTTTTACAGATGTGACCCAAACATTGTTGAATACCATTGGAACAATGTAGACTTTATCGATAGAAAAGAATTCATGCTGTTACAAAATTACATAGATGCAAAGCACTTGGAAAAGGGATAGATAATGGGCATTGTAATTGAAGAATTTATCTCTAAACTAAGATATGACGTTGACCCGAAAAAGTTAGACGATTTCAAAAATGCGGCAAAAGACGTCGTGGCTACGTTTGCGAAATTGAGTGCCGCAATAGCGGGCGCAATGTCTGGTATGTCGGCATATATGCTTAAAGTCAACAAAGGTATTGTGGACATACAAAATATGTCAAGAGCCCTTGGCGTGTCATATAAATTTTGGGATGCGCTATCTGATAACATGGAGATTGCGGGGTTTACTGCAAATGATTTGTCGAAAGCAATCGGTTATATGTCACGCAACCTTGGCGAGCTAAAGCGAGGCGGTGAAGGCGCGAAAATTTTTCAAGAGGCATTTCAGGATTTAAACCTCACAATAAAAGATTTTGAGGGGAAATCAGTTGAAGATCAATTTCTCACATTAACAAATGCATTGCGAGATCTCGGAAAAGAAGATGTTGAAAAAGCCTTTTCAGTGACAAAAGATTTTCTGCAAATGCGAGGCTTAGCAGGCAACAGACTAGTTAGGTTCTTAACTGATTCAGATAGATCATTAGAACAGATGATTGCACGAACAGATCAAATTGATTTTATGAATGACGAAGCAGTTGACGGTGCTAGAAAATTCACTCAAGAATGGAACGATTTTACTCTCGTATTAGTTGATTCAATCAGGCAACGCATTTCTGGTCTAGTTGGTGGCGCAGTTGCTCCAATGCTTGAAAGGTTTCACAAGTGGATTGCAGTTAACAAAGAGTTGATAGAAATAAAAATCACTGAATGGGTGGACGGTATTGTAAGAGCTTTGAAATGGTTTTTTGGAGTCGTGAGAAACGGTTATCGTATCATTTCCAGGATAATAAAATTCTTCGGCGGTTTCGGAAATATGATAAAGATCTTAAGCATGATTATTGTTGCAATACCGATTGCTAAACTGTTAATGACAATCGCCGCTTTGGGCAGCATTGGAAAGGTAAGAAAAGCCATTACTGCATTCATTGCAGCAAAAGCGCCTTTGATGATTATCGTTGCTTTGTTAATTGTTGCTGCACTTGCAGTGGATGAGTTAATTACATACTTCAAAGGCGGCGACACCATACTCAGCAAATTTGGCGAAAAACTTGGTGCTATGCTTTCGGATTTGCAAGATGATTTGGACGGATGGATAGCCGGTCTTTTTGGTGTAGATTTGAATACTTGGCAACAAAGACAAGCGCGGGGATTTCTTAATTTTCAAAACCGCGCAGTAACTGCATTTGACACTATTGGAAAAGCACTATCAAAAGGTGTTAAGCAATGGAAAGATCTTGTAACAGGATTAAATTGCCAGAAATTAGCAGGGGTTTTTACATTGCGATTATCACTCCGTTCTTGTGGATCAAAGACAAAGTATCCGAAGCAATTGATTTCATATCTAATGGGCTTGGAAAGATAAAGAATTTTAAGATCTTCGGAAAAAATATCGGTGAGATTGTGGCAAATGTTAGGGGCGAAGATAGCAGTGTAAATGCTTCGCCTAATGTAACACCTAGTAGCAACGTTGTCACCAGCAATAGATCTAACAGAGTAAATCAAAACAATCAAGTTACAATTCATCAAAAAGCCGGTGAGTCAAGTCAAGACGTGGCTAACAAAGTGACTCGCGCATTGGAACTATCAGTATCGAGAGCGGTATATGCAAATGATACGGGAGTAGATTATTAATGGGAATCGCACAAATAGCTAACGTTATTTCAGACCCATCGACATTGATGGATATGTTTGCGCCTTCACCTATTTTGATTGGAGATCTAGAGATTGACGTATTGCTTGAAGAGTCAACGGATCATCCGGTTGAAGCTGGATTAGATATATCAGATAGCAGGATAGCAAGACCTATTGGAGTAATCCTCGACTGTGTGTTGACAGATGAAGCGTTCGATCCAATGTCTTTTATCGGAGGGGCGTTGACCGGCTCACTGTCATTTGACACATGGCAAGACAAAAAAGCGGAACTATACAAACTCAAAGATACAAGTCAAGTCTTAAATGTTGCAACTCCGCTTGATACATATTACAATATGATGATCACTTCAATCATGCCCAGCATAACGAAATCAACTTCTGGCGGTTTTTTCTTTCGTATTGAATTAAAGGAAATTCGAATTGTATCAACTGCTATTGCAGACATAGATCCATCAATGCTACCTCCTGACTTGCAGAATCAAGCGAAAGATACCGCGAAAAAAGCAGGCAAAAAAAAAGCGAAAGGTGCACAAAAAGCGGGAAAAGCAGGGACCGGGAAAAGCTCTTCGATATTGAAAAAACTTGTTGATGGCATTGGAGGAATGTTCGGGTGAAACATCTACCACTATTTGCAACTAACTATTATGATTATTACACAACGTTGGAAGGAAACAGTTATCACATAACGATCAAATGGAACAGTACGGATGAGGCATGGTATCTTGATCTAATCGGCGTTAGTAACGATGTTGCATTCCAGGGGATCAAACTTGTGGGTGGCATTGATCTATTGGAGCCTTACAGAATATTGGAATTAGGGCAACTGTACATAGTTGATATGCAATCAGAAAATCAAGATCCCAATTTCGAAGATGTTGGAGACAGATACAGACTGTGTTATCTAGAAATAGGTGAAACGTTGTGATTTGTTTTGATCGAAACCTGAAAGCAGTTGTGAACACAAATTCACATTCATATACTTTCATCAATCTCCACATGGATTTTAGTGCGGAATTGGACCGCGATTCAAAACCCAATTCTGGTAGTTTAACGATATACAATTTGGCGAAAAGCACAAGGGAAATATTTACGTCCGATTATAGGTCAATAGAAATTTATGCGGGATATGGTGCATCCGATCCGCCAATGGTTTTTGTCGGCTCCATTACTAGCTTGATGCACGAAAAGGTTGGAGTTGATTGGATCTCCACTTTTCAAATATTGGACGGCGGAAAAGAATATTTTGATATCATGTATAATAAAGCATTTTCTAAAGGGACACCAATCCAAACCGTATTGATAGATGTTGCTAATACGCTTGGTTTAGCATACGAGAATTCAACTACTGTGACAGATGTTTTGTTAGCAGGAAAAACATATAGTGGAAAAGCAAAAGATGTTATGACCAAGATTTGCAAAGAGTATAATCTTGATTGGAGCATACAAAGGGGCGTATTGGAAATCAATGATAAACTGGGTTATCCTATGTCTGTACTAGCATCCCTAGTAATGCTTGGACCGGATACTGGAATGGTCGAATCCCCATCTATTAAAGAGGATGGATCAATTGTTGTGAAATCATTAATGAATCCAGATATAAGGCCAAGTAGGCTAGTGAAGTTAATGCCTGTCAACCCTTCAACTTTTGTTGGGTTGACACAAACAAAGAACAAGAAAACGAAAGCGTTTGATATTGTATCCGAAGGTATTTTTATAAGCGATAAAGTGAAATACAGTCTTTCGAATTACGGAAATGAATACTACGTAGAAGCGGAGTGTAAACCGCGATGAGCGATAGAGAAACATTGGAAGCAGGATTCAGGAAAATATTCGATGCATTGCTATCTAATATACATACTGCAATGCCTGGAATCATTAAATCGTTTGATGCAGCAACAGGGTTGGCGACGGTTCAGCCCGCGCTTAAACGTAAATTTTCAGGCAGTGAAGCTGCAATAGATTTGCCGTTGATCGAAGATGTATTAGTAATGTTTCCAGGGAATGACGATTACATGATTACATTTGACATTTCAACAGATTTGCCAGTACTGTTAATTTTCTCAGAACGTGCAATCGATATCTGGCAAGGTAAAGGCGGAGTAGTTGACCCGGCAATCAAGAGGAAATTTGATCTATCCGATTGCATTGCAATACCTCACTTAATGCCTTTGCCCAATTTGCCGTTGGTTCCCATGGAATCAGGTTGCATTTCTATCCGCAAAAAAGACAACTCACTTTATCTGAAACTATCAGATAAAATTGAAATATTGGGAGATGTGGAAATTGATGGGGATGTTATTGTAACAGGGACAATTGATGGAACGGAAGTCACGGCTTCCCCGACACCGTTAACCCCTGTCAGTCTATCGACACATACCCATCCGTACGACAACAACGGGACAACCGGTACTACATCAAGCCCAACATCAGGAACATGATATGATTGATTTGAAATTAAATGATTACCACGATTTAGATTTATCGAACGGAGACTTGCAACTGATTGCCAAAGGCGAGGAAGTTGTTCAATCTGCGAAAATCAGGCTATTGATTATTCGTGGGGAATGGCAATATGATCTAATGTTGGGTGTTCCCTGGTTTGATATGATGTTTAGGACAGCTTATTCATTGCGACAAAAGACCGATTTTTTACGGAAAATTGTACTCGATACAATAGGAGCTAGAAGAATCCTAGAATTCGAATTTGGAGTTGATCAATTAAATAGGGGATCACTAATCAGGATGGAAATAGAAACTGAATACGGTGTCGTTTCAGGAGAAGTGAAAGCATGAGTGTATTTGACGATACGGGGTTAACACTTGATACATACAGCGAAATAAAAGAAGCTCTATTAGATGATCTAAAAGCATCGTTCGGTGATAACATAAAAGCATCCGATGATTCCGTTTTTGGTATGTTGGCTTCGATTGTTTCTGAGTTGCTATCTGATTTGAGCGAGGACATACAAAAAACAAAAAGTGCATTTGATCCAAATGCCGCTAGCGGATCTTCGCTTTCCAATCTCGTAATGTTGAATGGCCTTACGAGAAACGAAGCAGAATATTCAACCGTAACTCTGGAATGTACGGCAAACAATAAAGGATGCACCATCCCCGCTGGATCATTAGTTTCCGATCCAGATGATAGTGACATACAATTCGCAACGGACATCGAGCTTGTGTTAGCTCCAAGCACAAGCGGCAATGTATCTGCAACCGCTGTTGATACTGGAGCAATCGAAGCAAGCAATGACACGCTGACTCAAATTGATACGCCAATATTTGGATGGGATAGCGTTTCTAACCCGTCCAGTGCAACAGCGGGACAGACCGAAGAGACGGATACTGCTTTGAGATTGCGTAGGAAATTCGCAAGTTTACAAGTTGGGCAGTGTAGCATATCGGCAATATATACAGCCATTGCAAATTTAGATTCTGTTGAGGTTTTGAGGATATACGAAAACAACGGGGAAACAACAGATTCGAATGGTGTCCCGCCTCAACATATTTGGGCAGTGGTGAAGGGCGGAAACGATAGTGATATTGCACAAGCCCTATTCTTACATTTAGCGGCGGGAATTGGAATGATCGGTGATACCAATGTAAACTATGATGATCCAATTACCGGAGAAACATATACAATTACATTCGAAAGACCCGAAGATGTTGACATCTATATTGATATCGAGATTGTAACAGATAGTGATTTTCCATCCGATGGGGATGATCTGATAAAAGCTGCAATAGCAAGCCTATTCGATGGGACACTGGAAAAAGCCGATGGAACATTCTATGATGGTTTTAACATTGGTGACGATATTATTTATACTAAGCTATTCACTCCAATAAACTCAATTGACGGCAACTATGTTTCCTCATTGCAAATTGGAGTTTCGACTCCAACTTTGGGTACTTCCAACATAACGATCAATGCTGATCAAATTGGAGTAATAGATACCGCCAACATTACAATAACTGAGGTTTGATATGTCGGTATATGAATCAGCTATTGCAAGGTTATTCAATCAATTTAATTCTGAACAGCAAGAGAATTTCAGGAAACTGCTTCAAGCACTCGCATGTAGGTTTGACGATCTAGGGGACATCCTTGATTATATGTTGGATTATCGTGACATCAATTCCGCGCTTGGAGTTTGGCTTGATAACATAGGCGAGATTGTAGGGATACCAAGGCCGAAAGAACAACTTGATGATTCCGAGATCTTTACATATACCGATGATACCGATCTATTTGATCGGGAGTACAACGAGACACAACCAGATCCAAGCCTAGTAGCACAATATCATATGTTCGGTTTAGATACAGTCAAAAACGAAGCAAGTTTAAATCTGCTATCAGATGGCATGATGGTCAAACCAGGAACGGACGTAATTGTTGATGGGGATATGGAAACAATTGGTGTCGGGGATTGGACGCCTTGCATTGATTTGCTCACCAACGATCAAACCCCGCTTGCAACCACGACCATCTATATGACATGCCCTGCCGGTCATGCTGTCCGGCTCCATTGGGGTGACGGGCAGTATGATGATCTCGTATGTGACGGGGCCGAGAAAACGATAACGCACGACTACGCGGCAACGGGGACCTACACCATCGGCGTGTCTGGTGATTACGATGAGTTGACAAATTTTCGGTGTTACTCTCAATCGTTTATTAGCGGGAATATTGCGCCGTTTGGGAATTTGACTTCGTTAGAATATTTGAATCTCCGTTTAACCGATGTCAACGGCGACATTGCAGCACTTGCACCGTTGACTTCGTTAGAACATTTGAATCTCTACTTAACCGCTGTAAACGGCGACATTGC